CAATACCTACTGTCTCTCTAGGCTTCTTCTGCCAGTTTCTCAAAGTAAGACATCATATCTTCACCTTCTGACTGATCCGCCTTTGCAACAGATTGTTGACTAACACGGGGCGGTGCCTCTGGTTTAGTTTCAACCTTTGGAGCCGCAACAGGTTCATTCTCCATAAGAGTTTCAACTGTGCGAGAAGGTGTAACACCAGAAAGAACCAACTCAAAACGAGTCTTCAGTTCTTCATAGGATTTGAAGTTTGACGATGCAGTAAACTCTTCAAGAGAATACAACTTGTTGTAAATCCCTTCAAGTTCATCGTCATCATCCAACAAAGCAGATGGTGCAGAAAACTCTGACTTATCATAGTTCCAGTAACCATCAACCTTACGAAGCTTCAACTTGAAGTTCGCACCGTTCCAGAAATCAAACGGATTGATTGGAGTCTCGTCCTCAAATGCTGGCGACATTGCTTCTGTGACCTTATCAAAGATCTTCTTACCAAATCGATAAAGAAATACTTTACCTTCGTTTTCAGGATGTGCACTATCAGTCACAACATAGATGTTGGCATAATATTGCAGCTTCCTCTTCTGCTTGCGAGCAATCTCTTTGTCGGACTCAATACCAGAGTTCCAAAGTTTGGAGTTATACTCAGAAACAGGATCGTTGTTCCCCAGAGTAGTCAGCGAGTTCTCAATATACCACTGACCAGTTGGACCCTGAAATGCGTGATTCCAGAGTTTAGCCCAAGGTAGAGTTTCACCTTCGGGAGCAGGAAGAAAACGAATAACGGCATAACCGTTACCAGTCTTATCCATAGACGGCTTCCACAGACGTTCATCTGCATAGGACTTTTTCTCTTGGGGTGCACTTTCTTTCTGGGCGGCACCCAGAAGATCATCAAGTGCGTTATTTCGTTTCATTGATGCGAATGACATATTTGTCTCCTTATGTTTTCGTGTGTTAACGTATAGTGTTTATTAATAGTATCATAACGAATGTGTGTTGTCAATAGTTTATTTATCCTCCTTTAAAATGTTCCTACTCTGTCAAGAAACGCATTCTTGTCAATGTGCTTTATATTAGGAGTGAGAAATTTATCTGAATAGGCTTTCCATATGCTGTCTACCCAATAAAAAGTTACACGGCGATGCTTCTCGAACACCGAGTTCATCTGAATAATCCAGTTGACAGGATTAAACCCTTTGGCTGTCTTCGGCAAATAGTTTTCTGTCCCTTTGTAGATGTTGTTCACTGGTTTTTTGTAATCACTCAAGTCAAAACCTAACATGTAAACTTCAGTTGCACCGTTTTCTGCTGCAAGAAACAATCCAACATTTCCGGCAGACCAACCTTCAAGGTTTGAAATAGTCTGCACACGGTCCTCATCAAAAACTGGTGTAATCCAAACACCCACATCCTTTTCCATTTTGAGTTTCAAATCTTCTGTGTCAAGATGTGGAAAGTCTTTCATCATCTCATCTATTCTTGTCTGCACTGTGGCAGGATCTTTACCCGAAATAACACATTCATCAGATGCATTTGATTTTGGCCAATGAACAAATTCTTTTGGTATGGTTGTTCCCATCATCATCATTTCTGCAACTTGTGTAGGAACCCGAGTCCAGTTTGCAAACCAACACTTATGGTTCAAAGGATATCCTGACATGTAGATTTCTTGTTGCATGGCATAATCCATTGAAACAAGATTGTCTACTACACCATCACGATATATTGCATTGCATCCCCACAACTCTAAATTTGCAATGGGATACTCTAAGTAGTCAGGACAAAACCAACTACGTGATTCACCATTACCTAGAACTACAGCAGATTTCATTTAGACATGCGTCTTTGTATGGAACCCGATGAACCATCAGTGTCAACCGTGTAGTTTGTAGCATCCTCAGTATTCAGCCATCGTTCATTCTTTACGAAGTCAATGCGATATGCATCCTTTTCTGTAAGGTTTGCAAGAACGTTGAATGCTAGACTTACTCTTGACTGGTCTGTCACATTTTGTCCAAACCCGTGGAATAGATACGAGTTGAACATAATCAAAGAACCTTGAGTGCAAGGCATGGCAAGCTTGTTTGTAAAGTTTGCGTTTGCCTTACTGTAGTGTTTTCTTAGTGAGAAGAACGGATCAGAATTTGATGGTATTTTCTCAAACACTAGTGGTGGATGTTGTGGTGTAGATGAAACATAATATACACCACTAATAAGAGAGTTGCCATGATTATGCATACTTTGAGAACTGCCAGGTGCAGCCTTGTTCAACCAGCTTTCATGAATCCAAAACTCTCGATAATCCAATGTCATTACATTATCAAGATAGTCTTTCACACACTCTTCAAACCACACTTTCAAATCTGCTAGACCATCGTGGTCAACAATGTTTGGTGTCTCCAAAAACTGTGTGGTATCTGGATTTGAAACTGCTTGCTGGTTGAACTGAAAATCCTCCATAGAAGGAATCTCAGGTGGATTGGGGTTATTATAAATCTTCAATACGCCTGCCGGAAAGACAGGTATTTCAATCGCGCTCATATTATCGTCCAATGTCTTTAATGTTATCTTTACCTATAACCTGATATGCACCCTTGTTATAGGCGGGAGCAATGGTATAGTTTTTGGACACTTCTAACTCATGGTTATTGTCCCTCTTGGTTGTGTTACCAATACCAGTGCTGTTACTAGGTATATATGGTGTTTCACGTCTATATATTGGAGATGAAATACTTATACCAGTGAGTTTACTTCGGTCTAATTTTTTTGCAACAACAACTTTCTTCTTTGACTTCTTTCGTTTACGAGTATTGTTTGTAGTAAAATAAATTGGCATCAGAGCCATAATCAAATAACCTCATTCAGTAAAGGAAAAACCTTAGCAATTTCTATTGCACATGCGGTTGCAATATCCATATGTTCTCTCTGCGTTCCGTTTGCTGTTCTCAATTCAATGTAATGAACCCAACTACGAAGCGTGCCATTCATATACATACGAGACATAGTTAGTCCTTCTGGTAAAACAGAACGAGCCTGTTCTTTGGCAATACCCTTTTCAATTGCCCACTGATAAACTTCTTTGCAAAGTTCAATCACTTCTTGCTGTTGCATATCCCAATGGTCTTGAACATCAATAGATGCTGCATCAATTGAATTTTGTCTATTCTTTGGGTCTTGTAATCTGGCACCACGACGAACAAACTCCATATCCTTTGTTGGGTCAGCATATCGCTGACTAAACTCTTGAAATGAAAATGAGCGATGTCGCAACATCTGTCTTGCAATGTCTCTGGTGGTATTAATCTCCAAACAAACATTCACCATTTCAAGTGGTGACCAATGCTTGTTCTTTATGAGATACTTGATAAGTTTTTCAGACGTTTCTTCGTTGTTCTGATTACTTGGATTAGATACCCTTGCACAGTAAGCAACTAGATGTGTAAAATCAGCATGAGGTGATTGCATCCAATTATCAACTGATGAACGAGAATGTGATATCAACTTAACGCTCACGGCTCATAATCTCCATAGTCCACCATTTCATAATCAAAATTATTTTTCATAGTTTTTTTTGATTTTTGACCATATGGCCAATTTGGTGGGTAAGGTGTATCGGTCATAAAAGTTCTCGCAGCACTAATTGTTGCATGCGCCTCGGTCAGTTGTTCATCCTCGGAGATAATATTCTCTAATTCATTTACCCTGGCCAGGGTAAATTTTAGGAGTTTGATAAGATCATCACGGTTTAGATTTAGTTCAGTCATCATTGTAAACCTTTACTTTAATTGGCTCCCCAGGATGGGCTCGAACCACCGACCGAGTGATTAACAGTCACTTGCTCTACCACTGAGCTACTGAGGAATATTGGTGCCGGTTGAGAGACTTGAACTCCCGACATGATGCTTACAAAGCAACTGCTCTACCAACTGAGCTAAACCGGCAATAATACATTATCGTCTATGAGACTTCTCACGATGAGGACGATATCCCTTAGGCCAACTAGGTTGACGAGATGCAAGTTTCTTCACTCGCTCACGTAGTTCCTCGTTCTCTTTCTTGAGATATGCCATCTCAGTGTGTTCATCACGCATCTCCTTACGAAGTTCGTCATACTTTGCCTGAAAGAAATTTTCAGAACGTTCTTGGTCGGTCACGTCAATCACTTTTTTCTCCTATGTGAATGTAACTATATCTATATTACTAAAATTTGGTGAAGTTGTCAATACCTTTTAGACAGGTAATTGAGCATGTTTTGGTAGGAAATTTAATTCTCTTGCATTTGCCTCAATCTTCTCTTTGAGAGATTTAGAAATAAGTCTGTTAATAGTATCTGGTTCGATACCTTCTTGTTCACAATACCAGAGAACTGCATCCATATGTGTAATATTTTTCTCTAAAACTATATTTTCTATGTTCATAGAGAAAGTTTTTGCAGTGTTTAACGGCATCACTATGTCCTTTAAAAATGGCCCGTTTGGTAAAGGTGGGCCAATCCTTAATTAAGTTTTACGCAGCGCGCAATGCGGCGTAACCAGCGGCTACAATTGCACGAGTCGGCGTTCCAAGACGATACTTGGAATACGTTTCACCATCAAAAGACGATACACGCTTGTTAAGAAAGATAGCGTATCCTTCCGTGCGAAGTTGACTGATAACTGCACGAACATTTTTCACACCATAACGGGCGCTAATTTGTTTAGCAGTAAGTTCTGCACCATTCTCAAGTGCATTAATGACACGTTGTGTCTGAGTCAAAGTAGTCATAATAAATTTTCTCCTTAGTCATGACAAATTTAAAAGGGTCCGTTGTATAACAAGGTGGAACCCATACCCCGTGAAGTTTTACGCAGCTAGCGCAAAGTCCTCAAAGTAAACGTCATCGTTGGCGTTTAAAGGTTTTGCTAGTTTTACGACATTCGCCTGTCGAGTTGTCCATTTCCCTTCTCTCACCACGTCGAAACCTTGTCACCCCCACCAAAAATATCTCGTGAGAAATATCTTTGGTGGAGGTGGGGAGAATCGAACTCCCGTCCGCAATGCCTCCAGGTCATTTCTTACAACCATAGATAAAGTATACTAAATCCTTGTTCTGTTGTCAATAGTTTTTTCAAATAGATTGCTTAAATACACCTGGAGCAATCGTATATCCCTCAAATACACGAGATCCAAAAAGCAAACGGACCTTCAATAGAACAGTATCTATCCCTTTATGATCTTTGTACTGAAAAATGAGGTCATTAATCTTAAATGGCACTTGTCTAGGAAGTGTTATACAATCTCCCATCGCTAATTTCTGTTGTGATAACACAGCAATGTTTTGTAAAGATTTCATATCAGCTTCAGCGAGTTCTCTCACTGTGACTTCATCTCTACAAATAAAGACGACTTGAATCATCTCGCCAACTGTCCATTCCGCGACAGATGATTTGCTTGTCGGCCAAGGTATGGTATTACTCTGAGCATTTGCCCAATTAGGTAGTAGCAACCCCAATATCATTGTCAATGTTAAAATTAGGTATTTCATTTTTCTCTTCCCATCTATGTATAGATTCAGTAAGCATTGGAAGATAATCGTGTTTTTTCTTTATGAATTCTTGTGTTGTCCCATCTTCAGTAACTACAAGTATCACTACTTGATCAACGAGTATTCCCGCTCTCTCACCAAACATCTCAGCGTATGCAGCACCTTGAATGTAATAATTTTCATTCCATGAATCTGTGCGCTCACTAGTGGAAGTTTTAAAATCTATGATTGATAGTTCACCATTGTATTCTGCAATACAATCTGTTCTACCAGCAACTCTGTACTTATCACTATACAAACCACATTCCTGTGCATGTATATTATTTATATTACAAAGCAGTTTATCCTTCATTTCATTGAAGAGACACCAAGGTAGAAAATCTTTTTTATGATGTGAGATATCCTTGTTGTTCAGATAGTCCTCACACATATGATGAACCTTGGTGCCTCTTGAAGCTGCCTTTCTTGCAATATGATTTGCAACATCCTCACCCACTCTCTTACGCCACTCAAACAGTCCTTTCTTGTTACGGTCCGAGAGCACAGTCGTAATCGATGGATAGTATCCCTTTGGTGTTACATAGAATCTTCTACCATTGATGTTTTTTGTTTTCAAATCTGCCGTAGGATACCACGACATATCTACATGATCAAATTCAGCCATTTACGAAATCAACTCAAAATGTGGTGCATCAATAAACGGACGGCGACCCTGTGACCTTCGAAGGTCAACATAACTCAGCATAGCCTCTTCCATAGTGTCATCCCACTCACGAATGTCAGACACACTCCACGCAGCACCCCAACGAACGCCAACGTCCAACTCAATCGCAGCAGCCTTCATCGCATCTGCAATTTCATCATACACGTTCAGTTCCCAAGAACCGCGACCATTGATGTATGCCATCAAATCCACAGCCTTACCTTCTAGGTGCTTTGACTTCATAGTTTTAGAAGCACCTTTAGCAACCAATGCTTCTTGTTCTTCTTTTGTTCTAAGTCCTTGAATTACACCAAAGTCAACTTCTGTCAACTCGATAGCACGTTCAACAACTCTAACCAAATCTTCTTCTACGCCTTCTAGGCGACTTTTTGATCTTGACGATAAATTGTAAGCCATTAGTAAATCCTCTTTCTTGCTAATTTTTTCTGTCTATGTTCTAAATCTACCAAATCAACTGATTTTGATAGATACGCCGTTATTTCTTTCTGTCTCCGATAATTATAATTAAATAAATTTCTCAAGTATCTTAATACTCGCACTAGTTATTTTCTCCTTTTGGTGGTTGCGTTAGTTTATGTTCTGTAACTGGAATCACACTTTTCTCCCAGTCCACTGTTAAATTACCAACTGACATTATTCTCTCATGATCACATTCTTGTTCAGGCACAGAGTGATATAACCACGCAGGCCAAAGAATTACTTGACCAACATTTGGTGTTACCATGAATGGACGATCAACATCACCCCAGGAACCAGCATCATTAAAAACTAACGGAGCGCAACTGTCACAACCCTTTACACAATAGGTAAAACTCCAGGTGTGTGGCCAATGTTGGTGTGATTTTGTAAATTGTCCTTTCTCATAAATGAGCCCCCAACTGTCTACAACTTCATAGTCATATTGTCTTGGGTCACCATTTTGATTTGTTGCATTTGCAAGTGGCACTGTCTTGGCAAGACTAATCACCAGTTCACTTAGTTTCTTGAACGAGTTATATTCTTGATGCATATCCCATTGTGTCATATAACATTTTGCAGCAGTGGCGCCTTGCAATCTATCACCAGAGTCTCTAATGTCATTCTCCAGTTCTTGATTAAATGCATCAACACTACTTCCCCGTAGATTTTTAATCTTTACGGGAGACTTCATGTGAAATATCGGCCAATCCTTTTGAGTTGGCTTGATATAAATTTTATTCTCCATGAAAACCCATTTTTATCTTGTTAATGATATAGTTTCTTATAAAACCAGATCTAACAATATCTCCAATGCCAAATTCTATACAATTAAATTCTTCCATCTCTTGTAGAATATGCAAGAAGTTATAAATACCATTTTTCTCACTCGTTTTCTGCAAATCGGTCTGACCAAAGTCTCCACAAAAAACAATTCTAGAGTCTTGTCCAACTCTTGTAATGATGGTATCAAGTTCATGAAAATTTAGGTTCTGACATTCATCTACTATAATCACACTGTTGTCAAATGTCAACCCTCTAAGAAAAGAAGTTGACAAGAAAAACAAAGAGCCTTGTGATTTTAGTTTGTCGTATAGATTATTAAACGACTGTTCATTTGGCATCTTGAACATCCAACGGACCATGTTTTGATACGGCACCTGATACAGTGCAGCCTTATCTTCTTCATCGCCCGGCAGAAAACCAATCTCTCTGGTAGGTATCAAAGAACGAACCAGAATCACCTTGTCATATGGTGTCTTCAAATCCAAAACATCTCTCAGACCAAGATACAAGGATACAAAAGTCTTACCAGTCCCGGCAGAACCATACATAAACTGGTGTTTATCTTTCTTCCACGAATCAAAGACAATCTTTTGGTTGTCTGTGATAGGTTTGATATCAACCAAACTAGATTGCACGATATCCTTAGCAACTTTCTTAGACGACATTATTTTCTGTTCCTATGTTTACTGTAAATGTTTTCAGCTTGTAATCTTTTAGTGCTCTTACCACTACCATACTTGTCTGCCATCGGTGAGTCAGGATGTTTAGAAGCAATGCCTCTCATCACATCTTTAAATCCTTCATCGTTCTTTGGACCCACACCCATAAGATGATCTCCAGCCAAAGCAGGAGCACAATCAGGATTCCACACTCGTTTAACATGTGGGTTTTCTTTCATCATTTTTTCCATAGCAGAAATAGACATGAACTCGTCATATTCTGTTCCTGATAACTCATTGAAAAATGTATATGTTGGCATTACTTTTTACCCTCTAACTCTTTGTTTAGTTCTTTTACCTTTCTGTGAATATAAGAAAAAACCAACTCTAACATCTTGAGCTGTCCCTTTAGTTTTTCAGTTTTATTTAGATTGTCAAAAGAATGTTTTTTGTTCAGTCTATCTATATATGAAAGAATCTGTTTCTCTGTCTTTTCTATTCTCTTGGAAATAAAATCATGCGGCCGCTCCGACATTAAACCACTCCGGTATTTTTGCATTCTTCCATTTTGCAAAACTTGCTTTCTCATTTATGTAGTAATAACGATATGCACTGACAGTATCTTCTGTCTTACAATAGTCTGGCATACATTGTGGTGGATCAAAAAAATCAACTACAGAAATATTAGTAGGAGTTTTTCTTAGAGGCGCGTTCAGTCGTTCTGATGCATGATGTTTATTATATCGACAAGTGTATTCTTGCATCAAACCATTCATATGATTGTACAACCAATTATAATTATGCACACTAGCACGAGTCCAGATGGTGCTAGGATGGTTCTTGTGGGCTGTCTTATACAAACCTACCGAGTCAGCATATACATCACCATCAAGAACACGATGTGCAGTAGAGAGCAACTGTGCGCTCTCCAATATCATTTTCACCACATGTTTATCACACATCATTTGTGCAGCAATCATGGGATCTTTATCAACATAAAATATATTCATTATCTTAACCAATAAAACTCTTCAAAAATTGAAACCTCTTCATCAACATGTGCCGGTATTTCTCCATCACTATATTTCCATATTCTACCATCACTTAAAATCAACTGCGGTCGATTGGGCCATTTTTCTCCCTTCTTACGCCAAGGATCTGAACTCATCCCAGAACCAACTTTCCTTTTGTAAATAAGATAATCTTTATCAGGATGATATTTGTGGATAAATTCTTTTGCGGGCCATTTATAAGATGTCCAAGTATACTTGTGTTTCTTATCATGATTTGACAATGACCAACGTTGAAAGTCCTCTGTATCAAAAAATGCTAAATTAGATTTGTATTCTGTCGCACCAGAAAATTGTATTGGCATACGATACTTAACATGTTGCCACTTTAAAGAAAAATTAATCCACCAATATAAATCAAATCTAGTTTTAATTTCAAATGGTGCACGAGTAACATGGTTGTCTATGTATTTCCAAAGTTCAGGTTGCATTTCTAAATCTGCTGGCCAAACTGAACGTTTACCCCCTTCTAAAAAAACTGGAGCATATACTTTCTCTAAATCCCATTTTTTCATAATTTGCCAAGAATCATGAAAAGCATTATCATCATCTAATATACTATCACTACCAAAAAGTTGGTCACCACAATCACCAGATACTTTAAGACAATCTGTTCTGTTATAGTAATCAGTGTCGTACAACATATCCACTGGTACAGGTTTCCATTGCTTGGAAACTACTTCATTGTATAGACTTGGAAATTCCTCTATTGAATCTATAGTATATCTTACATGCAATTCTTTGTCAATAGGTTTTGTTTCTAACAAAGCTAGAAGTGCAACAGAAGAATCTATTCCGCCACTCCATCCAATATGAACAGGAAGATTATTTTTCTTACGAGCTAGATTCCAAATATTTTCTGCTGTTTCTAATGCACAAGTTTCAAATGACTTTTCTGTATTAACATCAGAAGGAATTGGACTATAATCAAACCAAGAGGTATTAGTCTGTCCTGTTCTATCTACTATAGTAGTAGTGGCTCCAACAAATTTAGCAACATATTTGATAACTGGGTTATTAAAGCGAACACCGTGTGTTTGATGATCTCGACACCAAATAATTTTTACTCTTTTCGTATTTGCAAATCTAAAAAGAAGGTGATAATCAAACATTACCATTTATTTTTTATTCCATCTATAAAAAATATGTTTATCAATTTCAGTTGTTCTTTTTAACCTCTTTCTCCAAGAGGGTCTAACATAATTAGCGTGGTAGTTTGTTGCACCATCTGTGATGTCAACCCACTGTCTATCATTATCTAACAATTTACGAACAAAGTCAAGTTTTTCTTGATATATTTTTTTGTCTGATGGATTATCAGATTTTTTATCACAATACCAGCTAAATTGACAAACACCACCTCTTTTTTGATGGATCACTTTACACATAGTGCTTGGAAATCTATCGTCATTGATACGATTTATAACAACAGAAGACACAGCAAGCATTCCTGCTGTGCCTTGATTTCCAACCTCAAAGTACAAGTTTTTAGCAAGACACTCTATCTGTTTTTCTTTGTCTTGTGTGTACCAAGAGGCACCTAATATACCACCAAGAGCCAATATGCTCCCAGTTACCCAAACACCAACATCCATTACGATCTTGCGTGTTCGCCTGGATAATCATCATCTGGTTGCATATAATCTTCAGTCCAACCAAATGCTTCTTTTACCACGTTAGCAGATAAACCCTTATACTTTCTGTGTAGAGCCTTGTCCTTTGCAGCAACCACAAGTTCTGCTTCATTTTGATGCAACCCTTCCAACATTTGAATAAACATGTTTTCTCTACGGTTACCTGTCAATTGAGGATTGCCACCCTTAATATAATGAAACAAAGTTCTTGCCTCATGTACAAGCATGTTATGCTCTGTTCCTTCTGGAGCATCATTTGGTGTGTATGGAACATCACCTTCTGGCAAATCCCATTCAATGTTGGGATCAAAAGACGACTTGAGAACCATTCTCAATGCGTCTGTATTGTGTTGTCTCAACAACTCAACCTTCTTATCTTTACTCTTCGCTTTCGCAACTTTGTCCAAAACCTCAGACATTAATGGTGTATATGGCATATTAAAAATCTCCTATGTTGTCCATCAAATCTTTTAACTTATTATCTATAAAATAATTTAGTAGTTTACTACGGTCACCTTCTGGTGCTTTTTGATATGACTCTATACATTCCAAAAACAACTCTTTAGGTGATTCTTTCAAATCAATCAGCTTCTGATTCCTCTGATAATTACGATACCAAGATGCTGCATAAAGCAATTCACCTTCATTCAAATCCTCTAAGATATCAGCAATCTTTTTCTTACTCAATGGACGCTGACGCAACCCATCAACAAACGTATTGTCCGGCGATAACACATTTGGAACACCATCACTTACATCACCCTTAAGAATATGTTCACAGAGATATTCATTAGGGTCAACACCATCCACAAACTTTTTCGTGATTGGGCTGTATTGTGTGACGTTACTATATTTCTGCAACTGAACAAAGTCTTTGTCGCCGGACAGAATCAATGTCTTACCATTATCAAATTCAAGTTCAAGACACAATGCAGCAATAATATCATCAGCCTCTGCACCGTATACCTCAAGAACCTTGTACGGAAAAAATTCTATGAGTTCATCTTTGACAGTATTCAGACATTCAAAGATGTCATTCCAATTGTGACCAGAAGTTTCTCTGGTTTTCTTTCTACTGGCTTTATACTCTGGAAAGAAATCACGTCTCCAATAGTGTCTGGAATCATAACAGATAACCAGCTCACCATACTCTTCATTAAACTTATGACGATACATACGAAGAGAATTAAGAATCATGTGACGCACCAAAGGCACATCAACACTATCACGTTTTGTGATGTTCAAGTGCATCATGACACTTGCAACACCAATTTGGTTCATATCAACTAAAATCATTTATGGTATCTCTTTTCAGCACACGTCATCATATATGCGTCATTTGCTTCTGGTTCTGCAAGTCTTGCAAACTTTTGTAACTTCTCAAAGTTTCTATCAATATAATCAGAACAATCTTCATAGTTATTAAAAACCAGAGGCCGACCGTCTTGTTGGGTTATCTTTACAAAATCAGGGTACTGATGTTGGGGGTAAGACATTATAACCAGAATTATTAATTCCTTCATACTTTCATATGAGCATTGAAGCTCATACTTCTTCTCTCACCTTCACTGTAAAAAGGATACACAAAATGTTTCAAATAAGAGGGAAACAATAACATAGTTCCTACCTCTGGTTTGAACTTGATATTGTCACTTCTCATGTCTTGATTTTCACCATACATGAATTCAATCAATCCGTTTGAAGGATAGTGATCTTGATACTCTTTCCTTAACTCTTCTTCCATACCATCAGGAATTTTTAGATACACCACAGCAGAAATATCACCGCCATGATGATGATAAGGATTGTACTCTCCAGCATATTGACTGACAATCCAACTATGAACTAAATGAATGTTATCTACGGTAGGTTTTGTGTCACGTCCAGCCATCTTATACCAAAGATATGCTCGGTTCTTACTAATAATGTAATTCAAGTATTCAAGACATTTCTCACGCATAATCTTAAAAAGAAATTCTTTTTCATCCTTATCAGAGATGGGTATCTGAACTTCACTGGTTACTTTACCAACAAGCTTGTGTGACCAATCCCACTTGGCAATGTACATGGAATCACTTAACACACTGTCACCAACTCTATTAATGATGTCAACAAATCTGTCGGATACTTGTGTCTCTAATATTGTTGGACTAAACACCTCATGGAACTTACTCTGTTTCTTTTTCATCTTCATCTTCATTCCGAAATCTTTTCAATGTATCACCCAATCTTCCCATATCTAAAATAAAGTGACGAGACTTTTGTTTTTCTTCAGGCTCTATTTCTTTAGTAAATTCTCGTATCAATTCAGACATTGGATGCTCTAAATCCATCTCTCTATATAGAGTGCTGCGAACAGATTCAATAATCCAACCCATATCTCTCAAAAAGTTTTCAGTATTAGTTTCAAATCCATTCTCATCTATAGTGTTAATCATCTGAATCAACAACCCTTCAGTCAGAGTATCACAGAACATTGCGTTCTCTTGGTCTTCAATGATTTTCTCATCCTGAAGAATAACTTCTCTCTTGGGCCTTGCCTTCCACGGCCCAGCAATCACGTTATTTTTCTGAATCGGTTCTTCACACATGGTCACTTAACCACTCCTATCCGAATCAAACATTTCCTTTGTGTAAACACAATTGATATCTGGATACCAGACACCCACACTTCGTTTTGGCATACCCTTATATGGTCCTTCATGATAATATGCCATGGCTGCACAAATAAATTCCATTTTGTATTGTTGCCTTTCGCCATAAAACAAATCGACCCACACACCATCCTTCAAATATGTTTGCATACTTCTCACATACCCTTCATGGCTAATTTTACGGGAAGTTGCACCTTTAACATTGTTTCTTTCGTTTCTCTTTTCAGAAGAGATGAAATCTTTTTGTACCCTAATCCATTCCTTGATTTTATCAGGATGCAGTTCATGCTCCTCATCCAAATCATGTAGAGATGAATGAAGACCAGTCTTACCATAGTTAGGATTCTTTTTTGCACGAGCCTCTCGTGCCTTCTTAAGACGTTCAGCAGCGGCCCGCCGTTGTTCCTCAGTCATAGGTTTACGTGGTTTGCGAGTCTTCTTTTTCTTAGAAGGATCAGACCAACCACTGTTCTGAGTTTTTGCACGAATTTTTTTAGCCACCAACATAACCTTTTAGATAATGAGCCAATAAACCATTTAGTAACAAAGTAAGACCAACAGCATTTACAATTAACAATGCGCGGTCATTCCAAAGAATTGAAACAATGAACCAACCAAAAAGACCTATACCATGAAATGCAAGGTTCCAAGGATATAAATTGTTTGCAGTCAAAAAAAGACCAACAATTAAAAATGCACTTGAAAGCCACTTGAGATACCAACTTGGTCCACTTGTAGGAGTAACTGTTTTTGTTGGTATTTCATGAGTCTTTAATTCAATTGTACTAGTTCTTACACTAGAATCAGTATCCGAATTCAACTTTCCTTTTCTCCAAAGATTTCAAATAACGTCTACGACCAGCAGCCTTCGCCAGTCTTCGTTTCTCACCTTTTGACCTGAAACGTTCACGTTCTCGGATCTCAGTGTAGAAACCATCCTCTTGAAGTTTCTTCTTCAGAATTCTTAGAGCAACATCAACGTTATCATTACGAACTTCAACTTTCATCTTATCTCCTCATTTCAGTTATAATATCAAACCACAGATACAATGTCAATAGTTTTAATTGTGATTTCCCACTTTATATGCTTCACGTTCCAACCTTCGTTGCAGCTCTGCATTACGTTGTGCCACGCCGCGTTTACAAGATGCATATGCGCCTTGATTTCTAACATAAGCATGACATGCATCAGTTGAATGAATAGGTTGTGGATTTTGCACAATAATCTGAGTCGGTTGCTGATTCTGACGATCAATGTTTCCACCAATCTGTGACCCAGCAATGGTGCCTAGTATTGCACCACCAATAGTTGCAACAGTCTTACCGTTACCACCACCAACTTGATTACCTAAAATACCACCGGCGACACCACCAAGTAATGCACCACCTTGTCGGTTCGTTACAGAGTTACAAGCTGTAAGAGTTAGACAAGACACCAAAGCGCCAACAATTAGAGCAGACTTCATTTATTCATTTCCTCAAATTTTATCAAACATTTATCACCGTCCGAATCGATTTTGGTTTTGATATATCCATCACGTTCCAACGTATCCAACAAATGGCTGATGATGTTTTTCGTTGAAAGATGACGACCCCAAAACCAACAGAATATCATGCAAAAAAGCGCAAGTAATGTGTGTGTATATGTATCCATTTTTACCTCATTGTTTTATATATGATAACAGATTAGTCTCTGTTTGTCAATACTAAAACCTAGTGACACTGTTAACCACACAGTTGGCCGTCGTGAAGAAAGAAGAAAATAATATAATTGATAGAACAAATCCTAATCCTACCCCAAAAACACATGCCTTTAAAATATCCCCATCGTACCATATAGGTCTGTACTTTAATGGACCTTTAGTAAAGTTGCGAGCGCTCATTTTGTTGTCGCCCTATACACGCCATCCCAATCTTCAGGAAGGTCTTCTTTCTGTAATTGTTCTATTCTATCTCTCATCATGGCATAATAATCTTTCATCATGCCGTTGAACTCAAACTCTAAATCATCAAGCCATTTTGATGCCAACTGCCAAGCTTGTTTACGATAGAAAAACAAAAACTTCCCATGTTGTCTTTGCGCCATATCATAGTTCATCGTATTGAAAAGATTTTTATGAGTTCCTAAAGATGTGTAGATAGTGACACCTTCTGTTTTACCCTTCACTGCGATTTTATCTAATTCTAATACTACAAATTCACTCTCCATTTCCTTGGCGGTTTCTTCGCCAAGAATTATTTTCATACCATACTCTTTACTCTGCCCCTCAAGTCTGGCTGCAAGATTAACTGCATCTCCCAAACAACTATAATCAAATCTTTGATTACTGCCCATGTTGCCCACGACTACATCTCCCGTATTTAATCCAATACCAATGTTTATAGGAAGAGATTCCTCTTTCTTCAGCTCCACGTTTAATCCCTCAAGATGTTTCAACATCTCATGAGAGGACTTAATTGCCAATCTACGTTGTTCTTTAACGTCTAATGGAGCATTCCAAAATGCCATTATGCAGTCACCCATATATTTATCTATTGTACCATCATTAGTCATGATGATATCTGTCATAGGAGTCAAAAACCTATTAATGAGCTTTGTTAATCCTTGTGGATCAGTTTTGAATTGTTCACTGATAGGTGTAAATCCTCGTATGTCACAAAACAATAATGTTAATTCTCTCGTCTCACCTCCTAATTTTAATAAGTCTGGATTCCTCTGTAACTTCTTAACCATTGCCGGTGCAAGATAATGTTCAAATTGTTTTTTGATTTCCATTCTCTTTTTGTGTTCTTCCATAAATCTCAAAAATGCTGCAATTGACCAAGCAAAGAATACTGTAATTACAGGGTAACTCCAATCCACCAAATAATCGTGTTTGGTGAAAAGGTGTGAACTTCCATAAAATAAACCCACAGCAGCTGCGGGCATGAGTGTTGCACCAAAATACCAAGGTAGCAATAACACAACAATCATCAATAAAAGTGCAAGACCAAACGATGAACCCAACTCGGCAAGGTTAGTCCAATATGGTCTAGTGATATTTCTGCCTGTCATCATTGTCGCAACAGAAGCACCAATAAGGTCATGTGAATAGATTACACCAACAGGCGTAGATACTGCACTGTCAAGGCCAGATGCTGTTATTGACACAATTACTATCTTGCCACTAAGGTCCGGTAGCTCTTCATGCAATGCATGAACTGGAGTTTTCCATTTGAAGTCCAACCATATATTGCCATGTGCATCCGTATCAATCATCTTAAACTTAGGTATGCGTAATTTCTCAACACCTGCCACACCTGTTTTCATTTGATAAGATATATCACCGGCAACCATCCGTAATATTTCCGTGCTCATTGCTGGGTATAGTTGGTCACCCACTGCAACTACCAAGGGCATACGACGAACCACGCCGTCCTTCTCTGGTGCAATAATCATCATACCAACAGCATGTGATTTTTCTGCTAGTAAAGGTATAGGTCCGATTGCGCCTGGATACTGATATACCCAACCATTCCATGGCTCACCCACTGTTGCAACGCCTCGTATGACACCACTGTTATCTTTCTGTGTGGTAGGTATTTGTCCTATAATGGTTGGGGTTTGACTGAGAACATCTGCAAGTGAATCATCTCCACCAAATCTATCAGGTTGTGCAAAGAGTATAGGAAGCACAACCATACCCGCGCCAGCCTCATACAACCGTATTATTTCTTTGGATAACGTTTCTCTATTCCAGGGCCATTGACCTTTTTTATTTAGAGTTTCGTTATTGATTTCTATTGTAACAAGATTATCCAAGCTCTGTTCTGTCTGGTTTCTTTGGTGTTGGTCTAATGCCTTGAGTCTTACCACATCAAGAAACCACGGATCTGCAAAACGAATTCCACACAGAATCAGAATTACTGCAAATGATATAATCCATTTCTTCATGTCAGTTTCCTTGTGTCACCGAAACAGCGCACCCGCCACTTGTTTGACAATTTTGTGTTAACGAATAAGACTGTGCTGTGTTGCCTCGTTGTATGAGTGTAATATCTGTGTGATAACTACCTTGAAGATTAACTACTCCTGTATGTGCACCATCTCCTTTTTGCATAATCTCTTGTTCCCCACCATCAGTCCTTATGTCCATTCTCAAATCTTTATCACCATTTCCCTTTTGAGTAATAAAAGTGCTGTTATTATCACCGTTGTAATAGTATATCTGTGCGTAGTGGTCAGCGTTACCTGTGCCTGTCTCTTGTCCTATTTTTATGTTGTTACCATTTGCATGCACATCCAGATTTATGGTGTGTCCACCATATTCTTGAGACTGTGAGCCTGAACATGTTGTGTCTGTGCTGCTAGAAAATATTGCTCCCTGACAAACATGAATAGTATTACTGTTTCCAGGCATATGAAAACCTACTCTATTAGAGTCTGAGCCTGTGGTGTTGTACTGTTCAATTTTAAGTGTGTTGTTATTACCATCCAAGTCACCGCCCCATATTTTACCAGAACCCCAATAGGAAACCCAACTGATGGTATTATTGTTTCCCTCTTGTTTGAAATTTAGTTCATTACCAGTGCCCTCCATCGACAAATTGATAGAATTGTTATTACCGTCAATGTCTATGCTGACAGTAGTATCTGTACTCGTACCAATCTGCTCAAGATACACGCTGTTTCCAGCAAGTGCTGTGCTACTCAGACTGATAGATAGTAATAGTGTTAGAAGCGTCCTCATCTCTCGTTGTTATCTCTGGCACAGGTATTCCGCCCTGTGTTAAATTTATTGTATATCCGTAATCGTTAATTAAATCTAGGTCTATCGTACTGTTGCCCACTCTCCGTATTATGCGTGTTGTGTTGCCGTCCACTATCGTATTAACCTGTGTTGCCCTGTTAAACCCGCTGGTTCGGCCATCTATCAACTCTGCCTGTGCTAGGGCAAGAGCAATCTGGTCAAGGATGTTACCAAGTAACTCCACATCCAAATCGTTAATGTCCAACTCGTTAAACTCAAACAGGTCTTCTTCTAACTCGTTCTTATCCAACCCTGTAAACTCAAGAAAATCAATATCCAGCAAATTCTTACTTTTCTTTGAATCACTAAGCAACGCTATAATCTTCTTTTTTGGTGGTCTGATAATCAATAAGTTGTTAATCTGATCCAGTGTTAAATCAAGTATCACTGGCTTGGATGGTTTTGCCTCTGCTGTACCAACCACTGTTGACTGAAATGCTTGGTTCATTATAACCTGTCCTACATCAGTATCCACAGATATCTTACCCACTGTCCCATCAGCATTGGGTAACAGAATAATTAAAGACTTACCAACCTCATCCACCGTCATACTGAATGCAGTTCCCAACACACCAATCCTTGCTGTCGGTGTCCGAATGTCTACATTCTGATTGCTCAGCTTCGCAATATTACCACTCGCATAACGCACTGTGCCAAGTGCAATATTCATAACCAACTTCGACCCCTTTCTAGAGTTGGGATCATAGATAAACTCATCGATAACCAAGGCACTGTGGGCACTCACTGCTACGTTGGTGTCATCTACGAACTTGATACCAACATCGCCTTTACCAGTTTTCACCGTGTCCTTGAACTCGATATCAGAACCCTTCTGTAGAACGGATTTCTCACCTGACCGTTCTACAGAAGCATTTCCTTTGTGTTTCACCACATTCCCAATAGCACCATAAGCACCGATGCTAAAGAGAATGAGACTAATCGTCCATAGTAACCGTAACACTGTGTCCTGATCCAACCGTTGTTATAGAAGTTGTGCCATCATGAGCACCACCTTGAGTAATCGAAAATGTACTAGAAGCACCTGTATGGTGTAAAGTAGTGTCTTGGTCAGCAGCGCCGGTATGAGTTGACGTAATAGTATTACTCGACCCAATAGCTGTGATATTCGTTATCTTCTTATCATCGCCAATCATACTTGCAGTGCTATTCTCATTCACGGTAATAGTATTGCTGTCACCTGTAGCAACGATATCAACATCAGCATCAGCGCCCGATGCAGTCTTTGCTACGTTCACGTTAGTGGTATTTGAATTACCAGTGAGTGTTTGAATGATACTGTTATCAGCAGAAGCACCTTGAGCTCCTACAGACACATTAGAAGTATTACTGTTACCTTCTTGTTTGAGAGTAAACGTCTGTGTTGCACCTACAACAGATGCGGCGATAGTGTTAGTGTTACCAATCTGGTCAATGTCCAATGTCTGATTGTCACCTGTTAAAGTAACGCCCGTTGTACCATCACCAAACTTATTAGTCTGTCCATCTTGATTGATGTTTGCAGTCAGGCTCGCACCAGACTGTGTTATGTAAACGTCACTCGCATAACTCACACTGCACATAACGAAGTAAGCGAGTATCGTAAGTATGCCCGTTCTCATTTTTCTTCCTCCTTTTTAAATTCCCATAATTCTTTTTTCTCGCCTTCCTTGATTATTTCAATAACCGATTGTTCGATTGCCTTCCTTACTGCATAGGTTGTGGACTCATTGTCCGTTATCCCTGATTCTGTCTCCAGCAATTTAGTTCCCATATCCAAAAACTTAAAAACTGTTGCAGATAACTTTGTACTCAGAATAGTTTTCTGAGAACTAACTGCCAATAAAACTTCACCTGTCTGTACAGATATTAATCGTAAAGCCACTGTTACCATGTCCTTACGATATTCATCAGACATACCAATACCCAAATATCTTACACCCATACCACCTGTACTTGTATTGGTGTCATATCCAACTATACCTCCTGTCAGCAATACTCCTGCGAACAATAGAGGTTTAATCTTTTCTGCCTTATCTCCATCATAGTTCTTTCTTGTGTTTCGTATAATCTGTCTTTCTTTTAATAGATTTTCCAGTTCCATTCTTTCTATAACTTGAAACCACTCACCCTTACCTGCTTTCTTTAGGGCTTGGATTAACCATATATCTCCACCCTGTGTCACCGCACTACTCAACAGTGCAAGTGATGAACTCGATTTTCTTTGTCCTGTTACATCATTAAACTTATACACTGCGATTGGCACCTTACGAACAGGCGGTGTCATATTGTATAGTTCATTCACTAACGGCACAGTGCTTGATGCAGGAGCATCCTGTGATTGGATGCTCGCGCAACTAGAAAGTAAAGTCGCCAACAGGAACAGTGATATTAGTCGAACTACCATTTGTATCCACAATTGTTAAATCTACGGTATCGCTGCTTTTGGTATAACTGATTGTTGTTCCCTCAAAAGTAACGGTGCCTGATGTTGAAGCATCTTCTCCAAACATACTGTCCACCAACTGCTTAGACAGTTGGGCGTATATTCTAGACTCTACGTTTTTCATAAATTTCGAAAGGTTCGTGTTTGCCGCGTCTCGTATTGCTTGACGTTCAGCAGATTCTTTCTTTTCCCTAAGTGCTTCACTTCTGGAAAACTCTTGATTTTCTATTGTCAACACATGTGCACTATACCCATTTCCATTAAAAGACGGTGATTTAAACGTATGTGTCATTTGAACTGCATGTGAGTTTACAGACAATAGACAGAGAAGAAAAAGTGAAGCTCTAAGCATCATCTTTTTCTACCTGTTTTCTTGATTCTTGTATTTCTATGATGGTGTGTATTTTTTGGTCGAGTCGAATCATGTCGTTGTCCAACATTCTTACTCGGTCAATCAAATGTACCAAAGTACCAAATGCTTTATCTAAACTTGGAAGAATGTTATTTGTAACAAACTTCCAAATATAAAAAATAAAATAACCCATACCCACAGCGACAACTATGGGTACACCATATTGATTTACTAACTCTACTACATTTATTAAATCCATAACTATTAGTCTTTTCTAGAATCGTCTTTCCCATCGGCAGCAGACATTCTTCGTGTATCGGGCTTTACTCCTAGCACATGACATACTAGAGCGTCTAACCTCACGATTTCATTATTAATAGTCTTTATACGGTTGTCTAAAGAAGAGATCATACCATTTAAACTTTCAGCACTACTCACAACCGAATCAAGTATATACTTTAACAATAATATGATAAAAAACCCGCCGATCACGACGGCCGCGATAGAAAAGCCGAGGTCAGCGATTAAGCTAAACGCTTCCATGAGCTCTCCATCTGTTATATTACTACGAACTATTTAGGAGTTTTTATCGTGTAATTGAACGAAATAGTCTGCATCAACCAAGACTAGAGGTTTAGTGTTATTACGTTTTAGAACTACGATTGGTTCATAATCACCAGCATTTTCCTTTGCTTGTTCATACGATTTCCAAACGTTAACACTTTCTTGATTTTTGCATTCAATAGAATAGGGGAACTTTGCTCTCGCAGCACGAGCCATGATGAGGTCTTCCCCACCTGCGCCCATGCTGCGAGATTCTATATCTTCTGGATGAACTTCTAATTTCTCAATAAGTAAATCACGAAACCATTGTTGAAGTCTACGTCCTTTTGCCTTAGCAGATTGTGTCTTCATCTTCCCAGTCAATTATCTCATCTTCAAAATCTGGGTCATCAATATCAGATTTACAAAATGGACAATACATTACTCTATAATGATAATCGTCCATACTGTATTTTATGATGAACTCAGCCTCACAAGAGACGCAGACTATGAGTTTCATTGAATCTCACAGAAACCTGCTGCACATGCAAGTTCTTGGGCACCAATTGTCATATCAGTTTGCTCATATTCTGACAGTTTCTCCCAGTCCACAGCTGCAGGCATACTCTTCAAAAGCATCTCATATTCTTGCTTTGTGCAATCCTGATAAGGTGCTTGTTTATATGTATGCTCTGCAAATGGAAGGAAACTGACACCACTCATATATTTGAAGTTATCGTATACCCACGACCCAACTTGCAACCATTCCTCTTCTTTAACAGAAATAGTCACAGAAGGCTTATGCTCGCACCAGTTTTCTTGATAAACTTTCCATAGTTTCAACTGTTCGATAGCAGACATGTCTGTGCGAAACACTGCACCAGAATCAACTTTCATGGGAAAAGAAAATACT